CCTTGCTGCCAGTAGTTCAAGAACTTACAGCTTGGATCTTAGATAATTTTATTCCTGCGTTAGAAGCTTTTATTGCCGGACTTACTGGCCAAGATGGATTAGAAGATTCTTTAACAGATACTGAAAAAAAATTTGTAGCTTATGGCAAGACAGTCAGAAAGTTTATTGATACAGTTATTGATCTCAAAGACGAGATTCTTATTGTCGGCTCAGTTATGCTGGGAGTTTTTACAGCTAACAAAATAGCTGCTGGAGTCGCTGCAATAATTACTCTTATAACTACTCTTAGAAGAGCATTATCAGCACTAAGAACAAGTGCAATGATTGCTGGCGTTGCCCAAATGTTTGCATTAAATCCTTTACTTGGCGTTGGTGCTGTCGCCATAGGAGCAGCAGTTTTAGCTGGTGCTAATGCTGCTTTTGGCGGCGATGATACTGAAGGAGAACGACCAGATTTATTCTTTCCAACTGGCGGCACTCAAGGAGTTACTGGAGGTGGCGTTACTGGGGGTGGAGGTATTAAAGGCAGCGGTATGAGCGGCGCTCTGCCAAAAATTGGTATAATTCCTCCAGTTGTAAAAGGAACAATGCCTGAATTTCCATCTGGAGTAAACATAACTGGCAATGGGATAGCTTCTGGATTTGATGTAGCAGCAGCCAGACGAGGCGATGAGCGCGGCAATGTAATTAACATCAATGTCAATGCGCCAAGCGCAATAGATGAAGAAGGATTTACTCGAGCAGTAGTCTTAGCTCTAAACAATAGCAATGCTCGCAACGGCGGTGGAGGCGCTATTCTCGGCGGCCTAGTAGCAGAATGACCCTTTGGAATCCAGTTTATAGAGTTAAGGTTGATGGCGTTACAGTCACGAGCGCAACCCTCAGCGGCTTAACTATTACATCTGGTCGCACCGATATTTATCAGCAGCCGATTGCTGGTTACTGCAATCTAAGTCTTATAGAGACAGCTGAAGCGTCAGTTCCATATGAAGTAAATGACGCAGTAACAATAGAAGTCCAAGATTCTACTGGCGCTTATGTCAATCTCTTTGGCGGCTTTATTACTGACTTAGGCATTACAGTTCAGACTTCAGGATCAACAGCTACCAGCCAGCAGATTAGAATTGTTGCAGTAGGAGCTCTAGCGCGACTTGCGAGGGCAGTTTATACTGGCAACTTTGCTCATCAATTTGATGGAGACCGCATCGAGGAGTTACTTAGCTTTGTATTATTTGACCAATGGAATGAAGTGCCAGCTGCCGAGACTTGGAATGGTTATGACGCAACGACTCAATGGCAGGATGCAGAAAATAGCGGACTAGGCGAAATAGATACTCCTGGTGATTATGAGCTGCACTCTGAGACTGGCCTAAATGACACAGTTTATAATTTAGCTTCTAGATATGCGAATAGCGGTTTAGGTTACTTATACGAAGATGCTCAAGGCCGAATTGGATACGCTGATTCGACACACCGCAACCAATATTTATCGAATAACGGCTATGTTGATCTTGATGGCAATCACGCCATTGGGCCAGCTCTTTCCATTGTCAAGCGCGCTGGCGATGTCCGCAATGCAATTACAGTCGGCTATGGAACTGGCAACGCAGAAGTAAGCGATGAAGATGCAGCTTCTATATCGCTTTACGGCCAATTAGCCAACACAATATCGACAACCCTTAGGCATCAAGCTGACGCCGAAGCGCAAGCAGCCTTCTATCTACTTATTAGAGCTTATCCTCAATTTGCTCTTAGGCAAATAACCTTTACTACGGCTAATACAGAGATTGATGACGCCGACCGAGATAGCCTACTAAATGTATTTATGGGTATGCCGTTGAATATTACTAATCTGCCGAGCAATATGACCGATGGAGAGTTTCAAGGATTTGTTGAGGGTTGGACTTGGACTGCAAGTCTTAACCGCCTAGACCTGACGATGAACCTATCGCCTATAGCTTTCAGCCTTCAAGCCTTCCGTTGGAACTCCGTTCCAGCGGTAGAGAGTTGGAATACAATAAACCCATTACTGGAATGGTATAACGCTACAATTGTGGCATAGGAGACTAAATGGCAACGACTACTAACTACGGCTGGGACACTCCTGACGATACTGATCTCGTCAAGGATGGTGCAGCTGCCATCAGAACCCTTGGCAGCTCAATCGATACAACGACAAAGAACCTAAACCCACAAACAACTACTGGCGCACTTGCTTATAGATCAGCAACCGCCAATGTAAATACTGCTTTACCAATAGGAACTGCAAATCAAGTATTGCGAGTTAATTCTGGCGGAACAGCTCCTGAATGGGCTACGCCCGCTGGTGGTGGAAAGGTGTTGCAGGTTGTAAATCTTGAATTAACTTCTGGCAATTTTACTACTTCATCGTCTAGCTTTGTGGATGTAACAGGTTTAAGTTTAGCAATTACGCCAGCAGCAGCGACATCAAAAATTATGATGTTTTTAACGGCTACTTCTTCAGGAACTTCTACTTCAGGCCAGGGCAATGTTGATATGCGATTTGCATTAGTGAGAACAAGCACTATTTTGACAGAAGCCAGATTTGATTTAGAAAATAACACAGGTTCCACAACTTCATTAGGTATGCCAGTTACTTTAACTTATTTAGACAGCCCAAACACTACTTCTGCCACCACTTATAAATTACAGGTAAAAAAGGTCAATTACTCTGACACTATTACAGTTTCAGCAAACGCAACAAATAAAGCAATGCTTACACTTATGGAAATCGGTGCATAATGGAAATAGAACTTAATTCGAAAATAGCAAGGGCGTTGTCAATACTAAAACCTTACGCTGAATGGTCTTTATCGGGAGATGATTTTGCTAATCTTGAATGGCTTGATGATGAGCAAAGCGCACCTACTTGGGAAGAAGTAAAGGCTGAGATAGACAATCCAACGCCAATTCCAGAGCCGACAGTAGAGCAGAAATTGGCGAGCGTTGGTCTAAACTTAGACGATTTGAAAGCCGCTCTAGGTCTTTAGCATAATCTTGAGCTATTGTGCTAAGAGAGCTTTATAACTAATTGATATGACGAGACTATGTGCAGCTGGCGTCCAGTTACGGGAGCAAATCGATGATGATTATCCTGATCGCGATAGGAAGTCTGATGGCTGGATTGCTGATGCTCGGCACATTGCTAAAGGCAATTCTGACCATATACCAGCAAATGGAATTGTTAGAGCTATAGATATTGATTGTGACCTAGCAGCGCATAAAGAAGAAGCTTATGCGTTGGTTGAGAAAATTCGTAAGTGCGCCAAGAAAGGCGATAAGCGCATCAAATATATTATCTACGATGGCAAGATTATGAGCCCAATACTGGGCTGGAAGCGGCGTAAATACTCAGGCCCTAATCCGCATCGTTCGCATTTCCATATTAGCTTTACAACTTTGGGAGACAAAGACAGCAGTTATTTTGACCTAGAAGGAGACAAGAATGAGCGACCTAAAAAAGATGGCCGAAAGCTGGGCAAAGACATTTCTAGCAACAGCACTAGCGACTTACCTAGCGGTGGGATTCGATCTCAATGCGATTGCAAATGCCGCTCTAGTGTCAGTCTTGCCTAGCATTATTAACTGGCTGAACCCTAACTACGAGCGTTACGGCAAAGTCCGGTAATGGTTGCAGCTGAATTAGCAACCCTAGTTGCATCAGTCTTAGGATCAATTGCCCTACTGATTGCTGGGCTTCGCTACATAATTAAATTGGAGAATATTCCAATAGTGTCGCGCCTTGATAAAATGGAGTCTCAGTTAGAATTGGCCCTAGCGAGAGGGGTCAGAAATGGCAACGCGAAAGCGCGTAAGTAAGAAGCCAGTAAAGCGTAAGCGCACTATTAAAGAGACGCCTTTAACAAAGATTGATTTTTGGGCTATTGCTGCCAATGAAGTTTATAAAGCTTGTCGCAGAGCTGGAATGGACGAAGGCACTTCTCTGGCCTTTGCTATGGATCGTAGCTCTTACCCTGATTGGATAGTGCCAGCCGATGACCCAATAAAGAAAATTGGTTGGGAAGATGGCGAGGAAGATAACTAATCTACTTTAGAGAGGTTGAGTTATTCGAGGCTCTCAAGTCGCTTTACCCAGACTTGACGCCCTTATCAGCGACCGACCGAGCAGATGGCATTACCAGCGATAGCTATATTGAGCTCAAATGTCGTAGAACGCATTACGACCGCTTACTGATTGAGAAGAAGAAGTGGGATTATCTGGCCGATATAAGGGCTAGGACGGGCGCTAAGACCCTTTATATCAATGCGACACCTAAGGGCATCTACCAGTTTGACTTGGGGGCTCTAATAGAGCCTGAGTGGGTTTTAAAGAGCCTTCCGATTACAACTGATTTTAGCAACAAAGCCCATTCCGAAAGGCTATGCGGCTTCTTTGATATCCGACTCGCCGAGCTATTGCTTGTCTAAATAGATTTAAGCAAATACATTTAACCCGTTAATCCATTTAGGGATTACAGAACGGGAGCAAAATGGTAAATAAAGTAACCCTTATTCGATTTGATTCTCAAGCAGGGGCTTGGACTGATGAGACAAATTGGGTTAAGGGATCAATAATAAGAAGATTTGCTAAAGAGCGGATGGGCAAGCAGCAGTTAAGAGGCCGTTTATCCAAAGCTGAAATCTCTGCATATTGGCTTGATAAATATGGGGTGAGTGCAGATGTTTCCTAATTTATCTGATACGCAAGTCTTTGCAATAACCATCGGCGTTCCATTCTTCGGCCTTTACTTATGGGCTCTTTGGAGTTCAGCCAAAGCTAAAGCCTTTAATGAAGGATATAAGAGAGGGAGAGCAAGTGTCCGATACACAGAAATCATTAAATGAATGGCTCGAAAGTGCTGGAGACACACTATTCGACAGGGGCATCGAGTATGGCGACCCGAGGCACAATCTATTACGCATTTTCAAAATCAGTAAGGCACTCGGTATTCAGCTCCGAGACCCAGCTGACTTGGCAATTATTGCTATCGCGACCAAACTCTCAAGAATGGTGGAAAGTCCAGAGCGCGAAGATTCGTATCTCGATCTCATTGGATATGCCGCTATCTTGGGTAGATTACGATTTTCGACACCAGAAGATTGGGACGACATTGAGTCTGACTCGCAATCACAATAGCAATCAATACTGCGACTACTGCAAATATCGCTGGGGACAAAATAAAAATGGCTGGGATTTAAGAGCTACAACACCAGCAGTCTGGAAAGTCCAAAGCGAGACACCGCTTCGTAAAGCACAGGTTAGGTTCTATTGCCAACCTTGCGCCGATGATGCACAGAACTGGCCAGATGGCACATTTTACTCATTAAAAGAACAGTTAGAAGATGCGATAAATGATTTCGCAGGGAGAGAGAAGTTAGATGTCGAATTACCTAGATGATTATGTAAGTGTTCAAGACCGATTAAAGGAGTTTATAAATGCTTATCCAGATTATAGAATCAAGACTCATATCTTGGCGGAGTCGCTTGTGGCTAATTGCGATGTCTATATCATTAAAACTGAGCTATATCGCACTGAAGCTGACACACACCCTTGGACTACAGGTCTATCCAGTGAGTCTAAATCCAAGCAATATGCACTGGAGCTTGCGGAAACTGGATCGTTGGGACGCGCACTTAACCTCGCTGGATACTTCGCTAAGATTAAACAAAGCCCAAAGAAGGCAATTGAAACGACTAAGCCAGCTCTTGCGGAATTCATAAAAGAACAGCGCCCTAATGACCCTGAGCCAATTGTCTGGGATGTAACTGCAATAGCAGACCAATTAGGTGCTGAGATAATTGATGAAATCCCATTATGTTCTGGTGGAGATGGGCCAATGGTTTTAAAAACTGGCACAAAGGAAGGCAAGGAATATAGGGGTTGGGTTTGTCCTACGCCTAAGTCCGGTCATTCTGCTAAATGGATGAGAGTTGGTTCAGATGGGCATTGGGTCTTTCAGAAATGAAGCAAGATGCTCATCCCTTTCAATGCTCAAATTGCCTAGCAGTTACGCCGCATATTGAGCTGCATCGGTATGAGACCAGTGATACACCCGAAGCGCCTGAGGAAGTATGGTTGATTGAATGTCAGCGATGCTTCCTTCAGCGCATTATTTATCCGTCTGATCGCGTAGCCAGTAAAGAAGATGACATAACCCGATGCGATAAATGCGGTAATTGGAAGATGAAATCGGGTAAGTGTCGAATATGTCGATTAGCAGCTGGTTTTGAGCAAATTAGCGTAAAATACTGGACAGGCAACGCGACTATGGAAAGGCCCTATAACGATGAGCAGACCCCACTCTATTAGATATATCCGTCAATTAATGGAGTGGGGATTTGATAAGGAGTTTATAGCCAAAGATTGTGGCATAAATGTAAGCAGCTTAGATGTAAGGTTAAATAGAGCAAAGAAAAGGGAGCAGATTGAAAAGGTTGAACAACATAACGAAGAATGATTACTCTGATGAGTGGTTTACCGATCAATCAACAGTGGATTTAGTCGTCAGTCTATTAACTCCAAATGGATTGATTTGTTGCCCTTTTGATTCATCTAAAAGTCTATTTGTTAAAACTGCCAATTCAATTGGTAAAGCAATTTATGGAATGACTGATTGGCTTGAAGCTGATTATGATTATGATTACTTAATGACTAATCCTCCTTTTAGCATTAAAGACTTAGTTATTGAAAAGGTTATTCGCCTTGGTAAGCCATCAGCTTTGGTTTTACCTTTGGACAGCGTCGGAGGAGTTAGAAGGCATCAGATATACGCGGAAGGTCAATATCCAGCCGTATATATACCCACTAGACGAATAAATTACTATGATGTAAATGGAGTGGAAAGAAAAGGGGCTAATTTCCACAGCGTAATTCTATTGTTCAACACAAATCGGGAGGGAATACTATGGGAATCAAAGAATTGAGCTTAGAACTGGCAGCGGTAAGTCTAATAGCTGATGAGGCTAAGAAGGCAAAGGATAGGCTAAGAGCTGCATTACAGACAGAGATGGACAAGATAGGTGCAGACAGAGTAAAGGCTGAATATGGTGATGATGTAATTGCCTATGTGACTACCAGTAAGCCTAAGTTTAAGTGGGTTATCAAGAACGAGCGCGAGTTCGTTAAATGGGTAAAAAGCAATATATCTAGCGAGATAGTTGAGACAGTTAGAGAATCATCAATTGATGCGATATTAGATAAGTTCCACTATATCAATGGCGATGATGTTATTGATCCAAATGGTGAAAGAGTTGAATGGCTAGAAGGCACAATAGCTGAGCCTTACCTGGTTACTAAGTTCCATAGTGATGGCAGGGAAAGGCTGAAAGACGCCTTTCAATCAGGCCAGTTAGAGTTTAAGAAGATATGGGAGTTAGAGTGAAAGATGACATATACCCAATATGGAGAGATATAGATAATCATATGGATATGCCTGATGGGGTTGATTTCTAGTAAATACTAATAAAACTTGTCCATATAGTGAGATGAGGAGTAAGTCAATGCGTAAGATATTTGACAGAGGCATTACCATAACGCCAAAGCGCGGGCGCATAGCTGGCCCTTCAGCGAAGGTTAGGACAGCCTATTGCCTTTCGCTGATGCTACTGGCCTTACAGGCTATATCTATACAATCATCAAAAGCAGATATGAATCTAAAGCTTTATGCTTATAACAAATTAGATTGGTCAGAGTTTCAATGTTATAACTGGTTAATTCATAAAGAGAGTAGATGGAATCCAAAGGCTCGTAATGGATCACACTATGGCCTTGGTCAGATGCGTTCTACTTGGTATAGAGACCTTAGCCCTAAGCAGCAAATAGATGCACATATTAAATACATAAGACATAGATATAAATGCGCTTGCGATGCCTTGCAACACTTAGAGACCAAGGGCTGGCATTGAGCAGACGCTATAACTCCAGCTACTACCAAAAGACAAGACTTCAAGTGCTTCAAAGAGATTACAATACCTGCCACTATTGCGGGTTAGAAGCGACTACAGTTGATCACCTAATACCTATTAGCAAGGGTGGAACTGATGAAGCTTCTAATATGGTGGCTTGCTGCACTCAATGCAATAGTTCTAAGCGCGATCGTATGACCCCCACCTTTTTTGAGCGCGCCAGCAGAC